TGATAATATCCGATATTATACAATATGACATTATATCCTGATTAGGGTTGTTTAAAATTAATTTTATATGAATTTTTGAAAAATAAAGAATATTATTGAAAATTGAAATACTATCATAAAATTTTGTCGTTGTAATAGGACCAATTGGTTGAAAAGAATTATTGTCTTTCAATACTTTTGTTATTTTTCTTTTTGAAAATGGCATAATTCCTGAATTAGTAAATCTATTGATTTTGTTAATCTCATTTACATATTCATTGTTTGTCATCTCTTGAATATATTTTTTATCATCAGTATTATTGATTTTATCAGTATCAACAAGATAAAAATTATAATCTTTATTATCTTCACCCTTACTTTGAAGAATTTTCAAATTACTACTACTATTATTGTAATACGACTTGATATCAATAAATTCAATATAATCTTCTTTTTTAAAATATTTATCAATAATTAAATTTGGATCTTTTGGAGTAAAAACCCCCTTTTTTGTATTACTCATAACAACAATTATATATATTATATACAATACTATTAATAAAAAAATCCGCGTTTAAAATGCAAAAAAATACATTTAATTAAATAAAATATAAAAACAAACGCCGAATAATTATATAATCCATACAAATGAACGAAGATAATAATGTATTAACTATAAAAACAGTTCAAATTCAACCAATTCGTAATATGATTACCGCTATCAAAGATATATTGACTGATGCCACAATTACTTTTACTAAAGATGGATTGAAAATCATTAATTTCGATAAGACACATACTATTTTAGTCAATGTTATTCTTCATTCTAATAAATTTGAACAATATAATTGTAATCCTGATAAAATAATCGTATGTGCAAATACTCTTCATCTATTCAAGGTTATCTCTACAATGTCGAATGATGATACATTATCTATGTATATCGATCAATCTGACTATCATGATGGCATTGTATCACATTTAGGACTTCAATATGATAATGGTGATATCAAACAATGTTATAGTCAAAAACTCCGTTTAATTGAGCCTGACATGGAAGAATTAGTTGTTCCGGATGTTGAATATTCAACAGTTATCAATTTACCAACAACGGATTTTCAAAAAATTATTCGTGATTTGAATGGCATTTCAGATCGTATTGAAATCAAATCAGTAGGAAATGATTTGATTTTTTCATGTGAAGGTAATTTTGCAAGTTCGCGCATTTTCAGATCTGAATCCGATGGAAATATGGAATTCATTCAAAAATCAGATGCATCCGTAATCATCCAAGGAGAATTTTCACTGAAAAGTCTTAGTCATTTTATAAAATGTACGCCTCTTTGTAGTCATTTAGAAATGTATTTAGGAAATGATTTGCCATTGATTGTAAAATATGACGTCGCGTCTTTAGGTGAAATCAAGTTATGTTTAGCACCATTACCACCAGCATAAAAAAATTATGATTAGACAGCTTATAAATATTTTTACGTAAAAATATTTATATTAAAATGGATTTTGTATTTGAAATAATAAAAGCACCTGGTTTGTCTGATTTTGTAACGTATTTGATTTTTGTGTAATCAATTTTTACATTTTTATAGCTTTTGTATTTTGAATTTGCTTTACAAATAACCGCGCCTTGTTTTGTTATTCTTTGTAATATTTTTTTCAAATTTTCATTATTATTTGTATCAATAGCAACAGGTATTTTACAAATTACATGAGATGAAGAGCATCCTGATAAATGAAACCATAAATCATCTGGGTCGGCTGCATCTATAATATCGTGATTTTCTTGTGCGTTAGTTCCTACTTTGTATTCTATATTTGTATCTATACAATCTATGTATTTGGTTATGATTTTCATTTTTTATATAAATTGTCAATATAAAAAGTAGATCAATTTTTTTATTACAGTTATGATAATGTAAAAAATTGATCTACTTTTTATATTGACAATTTATATAAAAAATAACTAATATGATGAACGAAACTAACAGTGAATATCTATTAAAATATTTAGAGCTTCTTGATAATGGTAGAAAAAAACTATTAGGTCTCATTGAGAACGATGTTGAAGATCATCTATTGAACAACCCTGTTACGTACAATCAAATGTTAGAACTAAATAGATATGTATATACTTATTATAGTACTAATAATAGCGACCTGACACAAAGCATAGAATTTATTGTTACAACAGAAGTTGTTGATGAACTAATAGAAAAAATAAATAAACATAATTATTGGTATATTGCAAAAAAATACAATTATAATACATCGATTAATATTGGTGAAAATATAGATAAAACAATACCCGAAGTACGTATGGTATCCTATGAACAATTACCACGTTTCAGAATGAAATCAGATACAAATCCCGATGGTTGGAAAATAGTGAGTCGAAAATCGGAACATGTAGTTATTGAACGTAGAGCAAAAATTCATTTTCTCAATAGTGAAATGTTGAATTGTTTGATAAAAAAATACAATGATAATTTATTTGATGATTATTTTGATGATAATTATTTCGAAAGCATTTATCAAAATCTTAGTGTTATTACAATTGAAAATCCATCCATTCATAATAAAGATTTATATTTGAATTTGATCGATATTATAAGAAGTTTGGTTGGTCCTATTCTATATGATTAGACCATTTGTAATTCAATTATGTTTGTATTAACAAAACACCATAAAAATACACAAAACCAATAAAATTGTTTTTTATCGGTTTTTCTAAAAAAATATTAATTATTTATACTATTGAAAATATTTGCTAAGTCAGTATTACCAACAAATAAGTTGGTTTTCAATGTATTTGACCCTGGTTGAATAGGTTCTAATATATTATTCAAATCAATACCATTTACGATCATATTTGTAAGTTGTGATTGTGATCCTGACGTATAAGGTTTGAATATATATGCTAAATCAATATTTGAATAATTAGAATTATTTACCAAAATTTTTGTTAATTGTATAATATTTATTGTACCAGCCAAAGTATATGCATTGACAGCCGAATAATTTCCATATGGACTTTGAGTAACATAAACATTGATAATTCCGGTTCCATTTATAGTTATCAAACCTGTAGTAGAATTTATAGAGGCATTTTGGGTTATTGTGTCTCCGGATGTATTCAAATAATAAGTAAAAGCACCATTGCTAGTTGATGTTGGTGTAATAGTAATTGATGTTTTTTTACCATATATTATAGTTTGACTATTTACACTTGTTATTACAGTCGTAATAATTGCAGGTAATAATAATTGAGAAATGGAGTTATTGATAGTATTGGCTACATACAAATAATTTCCACCCACTACTATTCCTCTTGGTGCGTTCAATCCGGTAGCCCATTGTGTATTATAATCGGTTTTTGGTGTAATTAAACTAATTTGACTAATTGTATTACTATTACCATTCGATGCATATAAATAATTATTATAAACAGTAATCCATCTACATGAATTAAGCCCTTGTGTAGTAGTAGCCCATTGTGTATTATAATCACCATTTGGATTAGTCAAGCTGATTTGACTGATTGTATTATTAGAATTCCCAATATACAAATAATTTCCACTTATACACATTCCATATGGTGAAAATAATCCTTGTGTGGCTGTTGCCCAACGACTGTTGTAATCACCAGTTGGATTAGTCAAGCTGATTTTACTAATAGTATTAGTACTACTACTAACATACAAATAATTCCCACTTATAGATAATCCAAATGGATAATTTGAACATTGTGCCGACGTTGCCCAATTTGTAGTATAATCAGTCGTTGGATTTGTTAAACTTATTTTACTGATAGTACTAGTGTTATTATTATGATTATTAGCAACATATAAATAATTTCCATTTACTATTAATGCTCTTGAATTATATATACCTTGTGTTGCGGTAGCCCAATTTATATTATAATCACCATTTGGATTAGTCAAGCTGATTTGACTGATTGTATTATTAGAATTCCCAATATACAAATAATTTCCACTTATACAAATACCATTAGGACTATTTAAACCTAGCGAATTTGTTACCCAATTTAAGTTAGACATATATGTATATATACATACATATATATTTATATATTGTAATATAATTGAACTAAGGTTACAAAATTAGAAATCTTTTTCAGCATGTTCGATCAAGGTTGAAACGTTCATATGTAACACATACAAATCATCTTTTCTATCCTTTTCTCTAGTGGATTTAATTTTCTCTTCAAGAGAATGCTTCAAACGGATAAGACTTGTTTTATAAACAGCAATTTTGTCAGTCATTCCATGACTCTTTGCTAGAACCATCCAACCTAGATGTTCAAACATGTTTTTATGCCATTCATGAAGCCCATTGAATGTAACATCACAACATTCACCCACTGTGTTATGGATATCATACATTGGTTTCATTCGATGCATGCGATGCATTGTTTTGTTTTTGTAAGCGCGTTTTGAACGTGTTTTTGCCATATACATTTGTTTAGAAATATTTCCTAAATTTTTTATAAAATCAAAAATTATAAAAACAATAGTGCATTTATAATTGTAATAGGTGTGAATAAAACACGAATGTTCTTGGGTCTAAAATTCAGGTTCATGTCTTTTGAATAAACATCCTTGTTTTGATAAATTAGAAATATTTATAATCATATTAGGGTCTTGTAATTCAGATGTATCAAGCCATATTTTTATTATACAAAAGTTTTTTTTGGGCGAAATTGTAATTCCATTGATATGCTTCATATGATAAACATCTTCACATAAAGTTTCACCGCATAAAAAATAAAAAAGCATCTTCCAAACTTCAGGAACATGTTTGTTCAATACTTTATAAGAAAAACAACCACCATTTCTATTTCGTGGATCTTCCCACATGGGCGTAATGCCTTCCCGCATTACAAACAACATACAATTTTTTACAATATTTTCATGTAAAAGTTCGTTTAAAGTTATTACTTTTTCTACTGTATTAATACTTTTCATAATTATTGTATAACTAGACAAATCCCAGTTTTTATCGTGTGGTAAATGATAATATAAATTCCATTTACCATGCAAAGAATGTTGTTGGGTAGGAATACTCACTGTATCCATTATAGTGATTACGCCCGTAGTTAATAGTCATATTATAGCTTTATATCATTTTGCTATATTCGTTTTATTCAATATTTTTGATCGTATAAGTATTTTCAACTAATAAAATATACTGTTTGCTGTTTATTATAAACGTATTAACATCGTTATCTATGATTTCCAATTCGTAATTCATGTCAAATTCAAATATATTTGGTTGATATTCTAGATATCTTTTTATAAAAATTGGCGATAACAATTCATTATAAGCATAATAATATTCCTTATCTATATCAATAAAAAGATCATCATTCATTTTAGGATGTTTGTATCTGATGCTGATAAATTGATGTTTGCTTGGTATCAATGGCGAAGATAAATCTAAGTTATAATCGTTTGTTTTTTTTTTGAAAAAAATACGATTAATATATTGTTTATTCTTTTTCATTGTCATCATACATTCTAATATGTTATCTGTAGAATTTACAATAGATGAAATTGAATCGCATGATTCTATAAAATGATCATTTATATCATTAGAATCTATATATTCATAAAAATCATTGAAAGAAAAATCTTCATCCATGAATTTGGAGTCTTTTTTCAATATGACAGTTGTACATATCCAATTTTTGTTCATTGGTTCTATTCGTTGATTCGTAATAATACAGTTTATATATTTAAAAAAATAAATTGAATTATCAACTGCATATTTTAGATTTGTGTTTGATTCATAAATACAATAAAGAAAATATATAACTTTGTTAATTTGATTTGCAGAGAAAACAATAAATTCAAATGCTTTTACATCCAATTCATATTTTCTTATTTGATTTGATAATGCCGTGTTTATTTCTGATGTTTTTTTTAATGTATTTTCTTTTGTTTTTTCAAAATTATATACAATCGCATCTATAATAATATTTTGAATATTTAAAATTATTTGATTTATTAAATAAAATGTATTGTACATAATAATTATATAAAGTATTACAAGCTATTTTTATATATTTTCAAATAATATATAAAAAATATCTCAATAATATATATCATGTTATCCAATAAAAAACTAAAAAATGGACTCTTTATATTTCATCGTGATTTCAGAATTATAGATAATATTGGCATTATAGAAGCATCTAAAAAATGTGAAAAAATATACACTTGTTTCATTTTTACACCAGATCAAGTAAGCGATTCCAATCGTTACAAAAGTGATAATGCTGTCCAATTTATGATTGAAAGTTTGGTTGAATTACATAGGGATATAGGTAGTCACGGAGGAGAATTAATGACTTTTTATGGAAATCAACAAACCGTTTTAAAAAAACTCATTAAAAAACTTGAAATTGATGGCGTTTATTTCAATAAAGACTATACACCATATTCAATAAATAGAGATGAAAAAACAAAAGAACTATGTGACAGTATGAAAATACAATGTGAAATGTTTTCGGATTACTATTTATATGAACCTGGAACAATAAAAAGTGGAAAATCTGCATACAAAAAATATACACCATTTTATACGAATGTTTTACACAGAGCTGTCGCTGAACCAAAACACAACAAAATCAATAATTTTACAAAAACTACTATAAAACAAGAACATAATATTAGTTTAGATCAAGCATTCGATAATTTTACAAAAATAAATCAAGAATTATTAGTACATGGTGGAAGAACCATGGCTTTACAAAGATTGAAAATGGCGATTCGAGAACAAAAAAAATATGATGAAAAACGCGACTTTTTCATTGAAAATACGACGTTCTTATCAGCTTATATAAAATTTGGTTGTATTTCAATTCGCGAAGTTTATTATACATTAAAAGATACATATGGATTAAGTCATGGTCTTATTCGAGAACTCATATGGCGCGAATTTTTTATACATGTTCTTTACGCGTATCCTGAAGTAGTTGGTAAATCATACCAACCTAGATACAAACACATACAATGGCATAATAGTGCTATAAATTTGAAAAAATGGCAGAAAGGTATCACCGGATTTCCAATTGTAGATGCTTGTATGCGTCAAATGAATGCCACAGGTTATATGCATAACCGTGGGCGCATGACCGTAGCTAGCTTCTTGATAAAAACACTACTGATGGATTGGAGATTGGGTGAAAAATACTTTGCTCAAAAACTGACAGATTATGATATTGCATCAAATAATGGAAATTGGCAGGGAATTAGTGGGACTGGTGTTGATATGAAACCATATTTCCGTGATATGAACCCTTGGTTGCAACAAGAAAAATTTGATAAAAATGCGGAATTTATTAAACGTTGGGTTCCTGAATTAAAAGATGTAGATCCGGTTGATATCCACCAATGGATGAAAAAATACAATGATGTAAAGTATAAAAATATTCATTATCCAAAACCAATGGTTGATTACTATGAACAAAAACCGAAAATGCTTAGCATGTATAAAAATTCGGGGTAAAATTGTTCAAACAATCAAAAACATGTTCTCAACCAATTTTGTTGAACTATTTTGTAAAAAATTGAACAATAAATTGGTTGAATGAAATTATGATATCAATAACAATTAATTATATAAAGCTGCCCAATTTCAATCAATTTCAATTCAAAAATGAACCAAGAACAAATCATTAGTCAAATAATCAATGCTTTACCAAAATCTGAAAAAACAAAATTTCTTTATCAGTTTGTTTGTGATAAACCTGAAAATCTTCAAACTGTTTTAGATATTTTCACAAGAAGTTCTAAAACTGAAGATGAAATCCAAACAACCATTTTCAGTTCAAAACCAGCAATGAGTTTGAGTGAGATTCAAAGTGATTCTGAAAGAGAAGATGATGAAGTTGATTTGATGAATATGAATGAAGACCCTATTTTCCCGCCTGGAACTGTAACATTGCGTCGTTTCACTGATCTTGAACTACAACGTTTAAACCAATTGTCAAAAGCTCAACGTCGCGAGACAATCAATGCTTTGAATTTGAGTCGTGACGACCGTCAATTCTTAAACAATAAGTTATGGCGATTACGTAACCCAGATCGTGTTCGTCGTAACTCTAGAAAATCTTATCAAAAAAGACGTTTATCAAATGATAGACAAGTAACATTTGATGTTTCATTACCTGTATAAAAGCATGTATAAACCAAACCAACAAACCGAAATAAAAAAATACCCTACATGGGTATTTTTTTATGTAAATGTCTATAAATATATCTTGATTACCGAATGCTAAATATCTAATGAAATGGTATTTTTAGCAGACCCATTTTTTTTACGATTTGAACGTTTTGGCATATTACTATTTTGTATATCCTTTAAAGAACTTATTGAAACCATAGAATCGTCTTCTGTGTTCGTTGATTCCTGTATATTGATGGTTCGTGTTTTCAAACCAGACAAAATATTATCAATATCACTTGTTTGAGGTCCTCTCATTTCTGGTCGCTGTTGTTGAAATTGCTGGGGTTGTGGTTGCTGAGGTTGTGGTTGCTGAGGTTGTGGTTGCTGGAAGGGTTGTTGAAATTGCTGAGGCTGAGGCTGGAAATTCATTTGTCGAACACTACGATCTTGTTCATTTACATCACGGAAAGTGTTGTTTATTTCTACTCCTTTTTCAAAAAACATAGCACCACGACCTACATTCAGATCGGGTCTATTTGACGGCGTTTCTGTAAAATTCATACTTGAACCAGGTCTAGGTGGAGGAGGTTGTGATTTAGTTTCAACAGGCGCAGGTGGAGGTGGTCCTCTAGGACGACTATTCTCTTGCATCAAATTGCTAGCCATTGCAAAACCCGGTGATTTTTGACTCATACTATTTACAGTAGCGTCAGTAAACATTTTCATCAATTCAGGACTCTGTTTTATAACATCATTGAAAGCTGGAGTAGCACTAGATAATGCCTTGTTTGAGAAATTCAATACAGCCGCACTAAATACAACTCTTAATAAAAGTGATATTTCAGGAGCCAATTTGCCACCCTTGTATTTATCATATAATTCAGCAAATATCTCTTCGTAACTATCGATATCTTCACTTACTTGTTCTCCCCAACCATCTAAATTCAAATCGAATGGATTGAATGCAGCGTTGGCATATTCCATGGAATTTATAAATGTCATAAACCACCAGCCTTGTAATTTTACACTATCCTTTCTACGTTTATCTTCCATAGCGGATTCATATTCATCTTCAACTTCAGCAAAATCAGAATCCATGTTGAAATGAGAATTATGTTTTGTTAATCCCTTTTCGTACCATTCTTCCATTTTTTTGATCATCATACGCTGTTTTCTTCTACGATCTCTATCACTCATTTTTGAAGATGAACTAGTTGAAGACGATGAAGAGAAAAATCCACCAATCCCGCTACTGATAGGATTAGAAGTAGGAATATCTGACATTTTTGAAAACCCATCCCATGTTTTATTATTACCAATGCTTTCACGTGTGGCATTTCCTAAATTAGAATCAGTATTTTCTTCTTCCATATTGAGGGATACCTTTTTAGAAGATTCGGTTGGTTCATTATTGCCAATACCAAAAAAATTAGAAGCCATATTAACAAATGAACCATTATTAGAATTATTATTAGAATTATTATTACCAGAATTAGGCAAATTCCCTGTAATTTCATTCAGTTCATTTTCTAAAGTATCCAATTCACCTAAATTTAAATTCATTGTGCTTGACGATTTTTTTTTGTCATTCATTAAAAATTCTATTCCACCGCCAAAATTCACTGTTGGTTTATATGTTGAATCATTCAAATTTAAAGAAACCGGTTCTAGATCGTTTATTCCAAGGTCAATAACTTCCATTTATGATAATTATACAATTTTTATTTTTAAATCCTCCGCGTAAATTATTATATTTTTTTGTTTCAAATACCATAATCCTTGTAAAAAACAATCAGCTAAATCATCTTTTTTTTTTGTATCTAAAGAACTTTTCCATTGTTCAAAAGAATCGTTTTTTGAAAGGATTTGAGAACAATAAGAAACACCGTCTATTTTGTGTTTTTTATAATCTGGGTTTTTGATATTTTTTTCAACACTATTTTCCACTGGTTTTTTGGTTGAGTTTTCATTGGATTTCATCGTGTTTTCCAAAATGTTCTCCGGTTTTGTTGTAGAAATATTGGCAAATTGTTTTAATTTGTTAGAAGAAGATACAAAATCTATTATAATGTTATCATCTTTGATAATAAAATATTGTGCCAACATACCTTGAATTGTTTTCATACGATTAGCTATAGGTGATATTTGATTTTCTATAATTACATTTGAAATTTCAATGTTTTCGAGAACCTGATTCAAAGAATTCTTCATATTTTTACCAATTTTAATTAAATCAGTATCATTTGCAGTTTTCGTTTTTTTTTTAATAATAGGTTCTAATGATTGTTTTTTCAAAAATTCGTCGATCTTATCGATTATTTCGCCCTTTTTTAGTGTTTTTGCAATGTTCTCAACATCCATAAATAAAAGGTGGGAATTTCCTAATTTTATGAGTTCATCGACTTTCATTTTCTTTAAATTCTTCCATTTTTTTGGAATTAGATATTGAGAACTTTTTGCATGTTTCTCACAATAATACATATTATTTTTATGATATTTTGCATTTGAACTACAATTGGTTGCAATTGCCTTTTTGGATTTTGGAATATTTTTACAAGAACAATTCGGATTAGGTTGTTCTATCTCCATTAAATTGAGAACATTCCAATCCTTTATTGAAAGATTATTAGAAGTATCAATGTAAAAAATACAATATGCCATGTTTTTGATGCCGATGTCAAAACTTACAAGATTCATAGTTCTCGATTTTTATAAATAAAAATATAAAATTTCAATATGTTATATTTTTATATTGAGAACGAATCAACTCGTAATAAATAAATTGAAAAATACTTAAATATACTACAATTAATTATCTATAATTTTTTATGAAAACAAATATTGAACTGCAAGATATAATGACAATTAATATTAAAGATTTGAAAGATAGTATTCCAAAAGAATGTTTTATAAAAAACCCAATAATTGGAACATATTATGTTTCACGTGATTTTTTATTTATATATCTTTCATATATAATTTTCTCTATTACAAATAAGAATATATTGTATAGTATTATTTATTGGAATTTCAGCGGTTTTTTTATGTGGTGTTTATTTGTAAATGGGCATGATTGTGGTCATGAAAGTTTCAGTGATAGTTACATATTAAATACAATGATGGGACATATATGTCATACTCCTTTGTTGGTTCCTTTTAGCACTTGGGCAAATAGTCATTATTATCATCATTCTTATCATAATCATATATATAAAGATTATTCCCATGTTTGGATTTCTGAAGAATACAAAAAGAAAAAACCTCTTGCTTTAATTATTCTTCAAAAAAGTGGTCTTATTCCTATAGTAGGTTGGTTTGTATATATGTGTGGTTTTATAGATGGTGGGCATTGGATACCAATTGGTGGAAGACTTTGGAAAAAAAATAGTCTATATAATTTTTTACATTCTATAATAAGCAGTATTTTTGTTTTTACTATTTTGTATCTATATGTAAATTTGTCAAATTATCATTTTTATACATTTATGACATACTATGGTTGTCCATGGTTTGTTTTTTCATTTTGGCTCAATACAGTAACTTATTTACAGCATCATGATAATGGTGTAGAATCCACGATTGTTTATAATGATAATACTTGGACCTTTGTTAAAGGCGCATTTCAAACAGTAGATAGAAGTTATGGATATTGGATTGATCATTTGTCACATAATATTACAAATGGTCATTTAGTTCATCATTTATTTTTCAAACAGATACCTCATTATCACTTAGAAAAGGCAACTAAATATTTGTACAAATATTTGGATAAAAATAACATTCCATATAAATATCGATATACGCCTGATTTTTTTATAAAAATATTTGAATTTACTTATAATAATCTAAATGAAGCAAAATTAATTGGATGATCATAATTCAATATATTAAGCTGTTTTTTTAGAAATTTTTTCCAATAATTGGTCTTGTGTTATAAAAGGTGATATTTGACGTGCTTGTAATTGTTCTCTAGTTAGATACATTTCTTTTAGATCACTAGAAGCATATCCAAATGGTCTTGCGTTATCAAATTCTGATGTATAAAGATAAGGTTTTTTATCGATGCCCTTTACAGAATTTGATTGAATTGATGGCACATCAATTGGACGTTTGTAGTAACCAGCATCATTCGCTGATTCATAATAATTATATTCGATGATTTGTTTGGCATTTTTTTGTAAATATTGACGATATTCCCAATTTGATTTGATTTTATTGGTTTCAATGAGTTCAGCATTGATAATTGATTCTGGTTGCCAACTTGCGACCAATGCACGTCCATCGCTCATCAATGGTGGAAAATCAGAATATTTGTTATTACTATTATAACCCAATGATGATTTTGGAATAGTTTCTTTTACATGAGGGCATTGAGGGCATCCACAATTGAATTTTACAGGTTCATTTGAAAACATTGAATTTATATATTATATATATTGTATATAATATATTATTATGCAAATGCTAAACTATATTTTAAGTGTTTGAATTTTCATTCTTCACTATTTTCTAATAATTTCAAAAGTTCTGGTTTTTTCAATTTACTAGCATCGCTGCATAATCCTTTTGAAATTACTAATGCTTTCAATGCACTTAAAGACATTTTTTTATAAACTTCTTTTTCAGATTCTTTTATTGATAGATCATTTGGTAATGTTTCAATATTGTTTCCATTATAATCAGTTTCATTTTTAAATTCATCTGATGGCATAATTTTTTCAACATTTATTGGCTCTAATTTATCAAGTAATTGAGTATTATCTGTATCATTTTCGTTGGTATCATCATTTTCCGATATTTCTTCCACTAGCAATTCAGGAAATGAATCATTTATATTTACATTTATAATTTTTATGTTATCGTCATCTTCCTCATCCTCGTCATCTTCATCCTCATCTTCATCTTCATCCTCATCTTCATCATCGCCATCATTCTCATCTTCATTCTCATCCTCATCCTCATCCTCTTCCTCATCCTCTTCCTCATCCTCATCCTCAATTTGATTTACCGGACGGTCTTGATCATCAAAAACCAATTTTTGATTATTGATAAAATTATTAAAATCAGGAATAGTTTTTGACATTGGATTGAACATATTCATGAATGGAACATTTGTTTGAATACGAACTGTATTCAATTGTTTTACAACATCATTGATAATTTCAAACATGGTATCACATTTTTGTTCAAGACCATTAATGCGTTGTTTGAAATGATAGACCAATAATAAAATTAGAACGAATGTAATTCCTAAACTAATAAAGAAAAAAGTTTCAATAAAATTAAAAAAGGCCATTTTACTATAACAAAGTATTATATAATTATAATGCAAACGAAAGCTCTAAATCTATTTTTTTTATTATTAATCATTTGTAAAAAATAAAATCATATATTATAGTATTAATATTATTTAGAAATGGATAATACAATAGATGAAGGACTACCTAAAGCAATATCAACTAATCAAAATACTAATCAGATGTTTAGTGGTAATAATATGTTAATAATTTTATTAGTTTTTTTACTCATTTTATCATTTTTAGGAATAAATTTATTGATCATATCCGGAGATTTTGTTCAACGTGTTTCAAATATTTTTGGTCCTTTTTTTGTAAATTTTCTATCAGCACTAGGTTATACAACGGGCACTGTTATTGATAAATCAGCAGATGTAGTAACTGATGCTAGTAAAACTGGAATTGATATAGCAGGTGGAGCTGTTCATTCTATTGGTGATTTGTTTATCAAAGCAAGTAATAAAAACGGATCAGAAAATAAACAACTATCGGCACCAGCAAAGGTGCCAGAACCAAAATCTACAAAAAAAATTACTGATTCTGAACCAAAACCTGATAAATCTACCAATCCTATACAAAATCCAATATCCTCTGTGAAAGCAAGATGGTGTTTAGTTGGTGAGTATGAAGGACGTAGAGGTTGTATTGAAATATCAGATAGTGATAAATGTTTGTCTGGTCAGGTATTCCCTACACAACAAATGTGTTTGAATCCTACATATACATCAAATATGCCAATTTCTTTGAAACCGGTTCCTGAATAAAAAATCACATATTACGTAATTTGATTTATTTTATTATAAAAAATAAAATAAACTAAAAATCACTTTTAATTGATGCAGAAAGATAAGAATCTGTAGAAGCACCATTAACAATGCTGCAATTATATGGATTTATATTATTGAATGGCCTACCACCCGGTAGTACGATTTTTTCATATAAATCACTCGTTATATTAGCATACATCGATACATTTGTATTATTTAAAATACTAGAATTTGTACTATTAGAACTAAACAAATTAGTATTAAAACTCAATTTAATATCATAAATATAACCAGGTTGTGTATTTAAATTCAAATTTGTAATATTTAATATTCCCTCATAAACAAATGTAGAATATGAGAAACGATTTGTTGTATTATTCGGTGGTATCAATTTCAAGTTGATAGGATTTTTTATATTAGTATAATAATAATTAGGAGGATTACCAAAGACCAATGTTTCTTGGCCACTATAATATGTCAAAACTGAAACAGAAGATAATAAAAATTGTAAATCATATGGTTCGCCACGTTGAATATTTGAACCAGATATAAAAAATGTTATTGGCGTTTGTATTGTAAAAGGATGACTAGCTACATTTTTGTTATTCTGAATATACAATGTTGCGATTGTAGTTTCCGATTCATTTGGAATAAAAACATTATCATAAATAGTTGTATAAAAGTTCTTATAGTTTGTTGTATTATCGACTGCATAAGCTACATTATTTGTTGCAAAATTATATAAAGGCACATTACTATCATTATATAATACTGTAATCGGTCCGGGGACATCACAAGAACTAGATAATGTAGGTAAAGATAGGTCATTTGGACAAAAAACCGAATTTCCTCTGTATTTACCACCTACTATTTTAGAAAATTTTTGATTTTTAGTTAAATTATTTGTTTGCGAACTCGATAAATTACTACTATATTTTAAAATTTCAGCTTTTCTTCGCATATTTAATTGAAATTCAGTAAATTGAGGATAAGGTGATATAGGTGTGTATCTAGGTAAAGGTATGTTATACAATTGTTGTTGTTTCCGTTGATCACAAATAGATCGTAAAGCTAATAAATTAGACATTTTATTATATAATAATACATTTATTATATCATAAAAGATATCAGATTTTATTCACATAAAATTATGTTAGTTTATTAGAATACCATGAATTAGATATATATGAGAATTGACTGCCAGGATTGGCTGCAATAGAATTGACAGATGAAGCACTAGGGGTTAAGTTTGGACCAGAACCAACTATACCATTTATTTCAAAAACATTCAATGCGTAACTATAATAGCGTAGATTAGATAGTTGTCCAGAAAACCCACTATTTTGAGCATAATTGATATTATTATAATTTTGTTTCACAACGTTTTTCATTATATAACGGGTTGAAATTAGTCCATTTATATAAACATCAATAACTGTATTTTTAGCACGAATAGCAACATGAAACCATTTGCGAATAGGTACATTACTAATATCTATTATATTTTGATCAGTTGGTGAAACGGAATCCATAACAATATGTAATGTATTATTACCTGGGGCTAAATATACCCCAGGTCCATTATTTACACTTGCGATTCCTGTTAATGAATCATACTTAGTATCACCTTTATTAAAAATATGTTGATAATTTGTTGATACATTTGGTATAGTGAGATCATTTATAAATAACCAAAAAGACCATGTAAATTCTAAACCGGTTGTTTGATTATTTGAACGGAGTATTGGTATAGAGTTATTATCCTTTGGATCTTGTGAAATAATTTTGACATCATTACCTGATACTAATCCTTTTATGACATAAGGATTTTTAGAGGGCGACATAAAGTATTGAATCATAACTATCCCTAAAGCTGCTAACAAAATAAATACTATAATTGCTAATAATAAGAATGCAAACTTTGCAAAAATAGTATTGGATTGTAAAAATTCACTAGATGCACCTACTCCTGCTTCTGCTTTTTCAGAAAAAGCAGAAACTGATGAATTTACATTTGTTTTCAAATCATTTATCGAATTACCCAAAGTTTCACCAACATTAGATATTTGTTCTGGCACTTTGATTTCAGGTATCTGTTGTTGTATTTGATTCATAATATATATTAATATTAGTATATATTATAATAATAAAAGTTTATATAAATTAATCTAAAATATTGGTATTGTGTTATTTTGTACATTATCTTTCAATAACTGAATATTAATACCATAATTACCTAAAACACTAGACAAAGGATTAGTGCCATTACCGCTCATATAAAAACTCCATGCTGTTTGTGGGTTAATAGGTCCAGAACTCCATTGTTGGAATTGTGCAATATAAGCATCCCATCCAACATTTGAAGGAGCATTTCCTATATTCATAAGTGTATTGACATCCGGTGGTTGATTTATACCTACCATATTATAAACATTATTAGTTTGAGTAACGTTGAGAAATTTCATAGATTGTGTTAATTTACCGTCTAAATATGCATCTACAAATAGATTATCAACACTAATTATTATACAAACCCATTTTTGTAATGGAAAATTATCAGTAATAGTCATTGTACTAACAGTGCCATCTGACATATTCATTTTACATTTCAGTGTTGGAGCATTTTTATCTAAATACAAATTTATATTATTAGCTCTATTGAAAATAGTATGAGTTACACTACTATTCCATGTATTTACATAAACCCATATTCCATAAGCATATCTTGTCGCTTGTGGATTATTTACTTTTATTCCTGCAATTGCAGTATTCAAATTTGCAGTTTTTGTTAAATTAGATGAAGTGTTAGTGAAATATCTTACTAAAAAAAATATTAATATAATTAGTATAATTCCTAAAATAATAATAGTTGGATTCATTATAGAATAACAATATAAAATAATCTAGATAAATATTATCAAACTAAGGTTGGTGGGTTTTTCATCATCAACAAATTATATAAAGTAGCAATTCTTGTTTTATTTAATTGGTTTGAATAATAAACTACATTGCAAATAGCACCGTCTAATCCATTTTCACTTCCTATAGTTATAAGATCAGGTGGGGAAAATGTTGGAGCATTATTATTGAAAACATAAGTTCTTTCTAAATTACCATTTATAAACAAATTGACTTTATCTGTGTAATAATTAAACACTATATTATTCCATTTTTGTCCTGGCAATGTTAAACTATAACTATCTGTGCTATTATTTGTAAAATAAAAAACTAATCTATCTTTATTTTTATCAACAGCAGTATCATTTATATATGTTATTCTAGGCTTTCCATTACCATAATTGAAAATTTCAGTTTCTTTTGAATAAGAATAATTATTCGGTGGTTGATTGTTCAAATAAAGCCACATTGATATAGCATAATTGTTATTATAAATAATTTGGTTATTAGGATCTTTTGAAACCGGCGAAATCAATCGTAATTGATAACTATCCCCAATTGTCGAATGCAAATCTAAAAATGCACTTTTTTCTAATAATATAATACTATTTGAAGTTTTTGAAACAACTAATCTGATAATATCATCTGAATAAATATACAACAAAATTAACATAACTTCAACTATAAACAATAGATAAATAACAAAAGATGTCATACGTATTTCATTCAATAAATATTTGAAATAATCGATAATCAGGCAAGGAATATAGAAAATAAAATAAATAAAAAATCCTTGTGTGTTATTGAATGATTTCAAATAATTTCCAAAGATATAAAAAAATATAGCTAATCCGAATAATACTATTAATGCCATTAATGCATTTATAGCATAACTTATGTATGAAAATGTAGTATTATCTAAAGAAGAATACGAATAAAGTATGCCTATAAAAAAAATAACACCAAATCCGATTGAAAATAATTTAGACATTGAATTACCTTGATCTTTGAAAGATATTACGAAGCTGAATAAAAATATAAGCGCGAAAAAAACAGAGAATGTATAAACATATGCTTTGGATGTTAAAGCAGTTGGGTCAAAAGCAGCCAAATATAATAATACTAAAATGGTAAATATAGCACTATAGATGGCTCCGTATTTTATAAGAACCGGTTGTGTTTCTTCTGGTGATATATCTTTGAGTATATTTTTAAAGAAATCACTTATTATTTTGGAAAAAACAAATATGATATCAGTAGTATAAGATTTTAAATATCCAAAATATTTTGAAAATGTCGAATAAATCGGATTTTCTTCATTGTTGGTCGGATCTTTTTTTTGATTGTTTTCTTTGAATTTACTTTGAAAAGAATCAGTTTTATTGAGAAAATCATAATAGTAATCTTTAGAAACAGATGAATAATAATTGCTCAAAAATTTTACAGTATCTAATTTATTTTCTGCATTCCAAAAATACAGAAAAAAAGATATTATTTTGGGAATAGCATAAAATATAAAAAAAACTGTCGTTATCATCATTAATAAAATATTCAAAGACAAAGGATTTTTAGAATTTGGAATAGCATCAAAATAATTGATACGATTGATAGCAATCAAATTCATATACATGATACATATTGTTACAACATAGGTAAATATATTAATAAAAAATTTCGAATAAAGATTTTCTATTTTTGGCAAGTCATTATTGAATACATAATATATTATTACTAATGGAACAAAAAACATACTAAAAGAGATAATAATATCATATGTAATAACATTGTTTTTACTATATATTATTGTACTAGCAGAAGCCAATAATAAAAAAGTAATAAACATAAAAATCATTACAAAATAAATCAAAAATGTGTTTTTTTCAGTGTTAGAAGAAGCAAAATATAAAAATAAAATTATAGGGAATAAAAACATAGAAATTACATACGTTGATATAAAAGCATCATTTGTCAATATACTATCATTCATTATATTATCCATATTATTTCTATAGTTATTTAATATATAGATAGAATTAAATAACTATTTATTATCATAAAAAATCCGATATTTTTATAAATTTTCGATTGTAGTTTTCTTACCATGGCATTCTCTACATAATGCTACTAAATTGTCTATGTGATTACTTCCTCCATATTCTAAACGTTTTATATGATCTACTTCAAACCATGCATTGAGTTGTGTTTGGCAATCGCCGCATTTCCAATTTTGTCTAGATGCTACAAATTTCTTTTTAGTTTCACTAACAGAACGTTTTGTCGCTTTTTTTCCAGAACTAGCTAATCTTTGTTCTGCCACGGTTTGCGTTGGTGATTTACCGGTAGGCATAGGGACGATAGGATAATTATAACCACCATAATCGCCTCCATCAATACTTGTATATTGATCATTTACAAAATTATGTTTTGAAGTAAAGTCTAATATAGGTGAGATAATGCTTGTAGTGCCTTTATCAATTGGTAAATATTTAATATAATCATTTGTAGTACTCATAATATCTTGTGCCCTTGCAGGATTTTTTTTTATTAAAATATATAACATAAGTGCAACAAAAGCAATTCCAGCCATTTGATAATATTTTTTACCAGATTGTACCATTTTCATATATTTTCCTTCTGTATATACGTTTGCCATCAAAAATGCGGCAATAGCAAATATTAAAATTTCAACACGCATTGTTTATTATTTATTGAAAAACTAATTATATTATATCGAGAAAACATCATTTGCTATTTTATTTATAATATAAAATTATCAAAATAAACAATAATAATATCATTCCCATAATTAAATAATGTTTTCTTATTTTTATTTTTTCTGACAAATAAACAGGTTTTGGTTTATATTCATTACGATAGTGTTCTAAAGATAGTACTAATGGTATTTCTTCTTTTCCTAACATTATATTGTACTTGTTATGAATAAAATGAGTCCATCGCACAAATGAATCACGATTATCTAAATAAGGTGTAACTGGATATTTATCTAACATTCTACTAAATTTATCCCCCATTTCAGGAACCGGTATAAACAATGGAATATTTTGTATAAAATCATAATATTTACGTTTTGTCACATCGTTCGGATTTATTGGATAAGATTCTGCAACTGTATGTATAAAAAACCAATAATGTGGTCCCCAAATTGAAGGATCAAAATGCATTTTATTTATAAATATATAAAGATATTCGAATATATTCAAATAGGGAAATCGAAATAATATAATGAATGATTCATATTGTAATAATTGTGGAAAACAAGGACATTTATATCATCAATGTAAAATGCCGATAACAAGCATAGGTCTAATAACATTTCGTATTTATAAAGATGAAATACAATATTTGATGATTTGTCGTAAAGATACTTTAGGATATATTGATTTCATGAGAGGTAAATATTCTATTTTTAATAAGGATTATATTTTGAATATGCTAAAACAAATGACCAATGAAGAAAAAAATAAATTGAATACACTCAATTTTGAAGAGTTATGGTTGGAATTATGGGGATCAAAATCAATTTCATCACAATATAAATCAGAGGAAGGTGTTTCTTATGAAAAATTAAATTCGTTACGTAGTGGTATTACAACGAAAAATGAATTTTATAATTTGGCGATGTTGATTGAAGAAAGTAATAAATTTCAATTATGGGACGAGCCAGAATGGGGGTTTCCAAAAGGCCGCAGAAATTATCAAGAAAAGGATTTTGAATGTGCTTTACGTGAGTTCAATGAAGAAACTGGATATAGTATGTCACAAATTATGACATTTCAAAATATCAATCCATTTGAAGAAATATTTACAGGTTCTAATTATAAATCATACAAGCATAAATATTATTTGGCATATATGAAATACAATAACACACTTAATACAGATAAATTTCAACAAACAGAAGTTAGTAAAATGGAATGGAAGTCTTATAATGATTGCATAAATGCAATACGTCCATATAATTTAGAAAAGATAAGGATGCTTACTAATATTAATAATATTTTGAAATCATTCCAGATATTTTCAGTATAATTTGTTCGAAATATCAATATAAAAAATATATATTGATATTTTAAGTAAAATGTCATCTAATGCAAAAACAAAAAAAAAGTCAGAAAAAAAATCATTGGATAAAAGAAAAAATAATACAAAAAAAAATTCTCCTTCAAAATCTGAATTAGAAGGATTAAGCGAATCAATAAATAAAAGTGTTTTAAATACAACTAATGTAATTACACAAATAAAAGGTACAAGTGTTGCAAAAGATAATCAAATAGTTAAATATTTATTTAATAATGGAAGTTCTGAACAACAAGAAGAACAAGAATTAGAAACAGAAACAGAAACAGAAACAGAAACAGAAATAATTGAAAATTCCAATTCATCGAATTTACTTGATAATGATCCGAAATACAAAAAAATAAAAGTACAAGGTAACAACAAAAATAGATATGAGCATTCTTATGATTTTTATGAATATGTTCTGAGATTTGAACATACTAGCAACATTGAAAAAATGTTAAAATTAACTAATAATAGTGATGAATCAAGCATTTACAAACAACAAATCATTGATTTACATAAACCCAAAAAAATATCGGATAAAAAATTAGAAAATTTATTAAAAGAAAAGAATAAAAAAAGTTATGGTAGATTTAGAGGAGATTTAATTTTAGCTTTGATAAGTCATCTATCTACAACTATTAACAAAACAAGAAAATTAAATATTATTCCTCAATTGAAGAACAGAACAAGAAAATTAAATATTATTTCTCAATTGAAGAACAAACATGAAGACCAAGAGGATGAACCCATTGATATAGTTATTGAATCGATAGACGAACAAATTCAAAACCCTTCAATAGCACCTATTCAAGAACCTTTTATTGAAGAGGAACCATCCGAAAAACCATCTGAGGAACCATCTGAGGAACGATCTGAGGAACCATCTGAGGAACGATCTGAGGAACCATCTGAGGAATCTACAATAAATATAGATACACCCCCATTGCCAAATAATATAATAGAAATAAACCAAGAAGAGGAAAAAATGCAACAAAATATAGGTATCCCTGATGATAATGATATAGATTCAAAAGCGTACAATGCATTTTTATTTAACAAAGAAAAGGCTGAAAATGAATACCTGAATTCTTCAAACGCAAACGATTTTGATTTTTTATATCCTGAATTAAATGATCCTTATTTCAATTATAAAATAGCAAAACGTAAAGAATTTAATGATACAAAATTCGATGGCACTATTTATGATATAAAAGAACAAGCTGAGAAAATGTGTAAGGCTGAATTTGAATTATTACCACATCAATTATTTGTAAAAAATTTTTTATCATATCAAACGCCTTATAATTGTCTTTTATTATATCACATGTTAGGATCTGGTAAAACTTGTAGTGCAATTGGTGTCGCAGAAGAAATGCGTAGTTATATGAAACAAATTGGATTGATTCAAAAAAATAAACGTATATTGATTGTTGCTTCACCTAACGTACAAAATAATTTCCGCTTACAATTGTTTGATGACCGCAAATTGAATAATGAAAATGGTTTATGGAATTTAGAAACATGTATTGGTAATTCTTTGTTAAATGAAATCAATCCCTCAGCTATGAATAAATTGAATAGAAATGAAATCATAAAAGAAATCAATAATTTAATTAAAACTTATTATCAATTCGTTGGTTATGATAAATTGGCTAATATAATTCGTTCTGAGACAAAAGACCAAGATATTGAAAAAGAACCTACGAAAGAACAAAGAGAATTGGAAATAAAGAAAATTCGTCAGTTTTTCAATAACCGCTTAATTATTATTGATGAAGTACATAATATCACTCTTGCACAAGAAAATAAGGAAGCTAAAAAAGTAGGTAGCATGTTAATGAGAATCGCGCGCTATGCACAAAATATTCGTCTTTTGTTATTATCAGCCACGCCAGTATATAATAATTATAAGGAAATCGTTTGGCTTACTAATTTAATGAATGCAGTTGATAAACGAAGTTCCATAAAATCTGAAGATGTTTTTGATAAAGACGGTAATTTTATTAAAGAGCGAACTACAAAAGACGGATTGAAATTAGAAGGTGGTAGAGAACTTTTAAAAAGAAAATTAACAGGTTATGTTTCTTATGTTCGTGGTGAGAATCCATATACTTTTCCATTTCGTATTTATCCAGATACATTTTCACCAGATAGCACATTTATGGATACAAATGAGAATTTGAAGTATCCTACATTACAAATGAATTTAAAACCCATTGAAAAACCATTACAACATTTACCTATATTTTTGAATCCAATCGGTGAATATCAAGAAAAAGCATATAAATTCATTATGGATAATTTACGTAATAAATCATTCAATACATTTAATGTTCATGGTGAAGAACGAGAAATGCCTACTTTTGAAAACATGGAGTCTTTTGGATATACTCATTTACAACAACCATTGGAATCATTGAATATTATATTTCCTAATTTGGATTTTAAAGATGATCAGATTGTTATCAAGGACGAAAACGCTGAGAACCCATCGAAAGAAACCCCTCCTCAAGAAAAACCAACTGAAGAAAAACCAACCGAAGAAAAACCAACTGAAGAACCCCCTCCTCAAGAAACCCCTCCTCAAGAAAAACCAACTGAAGAAAAACCAACTGAAGAAAAACCAACTGAAGAAAAACCAACTGAAGAAAAACCAACCGAAGAAGAATCCACATTCCAAAATATCACCAATTCAATTGGTAAAACATTAGGTATAATTAAGGGTGGCGATCAAGATTCTATAGAAACACGATCATCAAGTGATGATTCATCTGTTGAATTTGAAATACAAAAAAATACTGAAATTATAAAAAATATGACTGGAAAAACAGGATTGTCAAATATAATGACATATGAAACTATTAGTGAATCATATGAACTACGTAAAAATTTTGAATACAAACCAAAAATATTGGAAAAATATGGTAGAATATTTCATCCCGATAATATCAATAAATATAGTGGCAAAATTGGCAATTTATCTAAAATCATACGAAATTCAGAAGGTATTATAATTATCTATTCGCAATATATTGATGGTGGTATTGTCCCACTTGCCCTTATGTTAGAAGAAATGGGCTTTACTAGATATGGGTTTGCATCCCATACAACATCACTTTTAAAGACTCCACCGGAAAGTAATAAAATGTTAGATTCGATTACTATGAAAACGAAAGAAGAGTTTTTTAAAGCAAAACAAGCTGGTGAAACTTATCGCGGAAAAGAATTAGGTGATTTTTTACAAGCAAGATATGTTATGATAACTGGTGATAAAACATTTTCACCAAATAATTTGGCTGATATAAAATATGTAACAAATAAAAATAATATGAATGGTGGAAATGTTAAAGTAATTTTGATTAGTCAAGCTGCAGCAGAAGGACTCGACTTCAAAAATATTCGTCAAGTACATATTTTATCACCATGGTATAATTTAAATAGATTAGAACAAATTATAGGAAGAGGTGTTCGTAATTTAAGTCATTGTGATCTACCTTTTGAAAAACGCAACGTAGAAATATATTTACATTCTACTATACCAAAAAACAACGAAGAACCAGCCGACTTATATCTATACCGTTATTCAGAGAACAAAGCTATCCAAATTGGTGAAATTACCCGCTTAATGAAAGAAATTGCGGTAGATTGTTTATTAAATATTTCTCAAACAAATCTAACCGTTGATAAATTATTAGAAAATGCGGCTAATCAAAAAATAAAAATACAGCTTTCAAGCAAAGAAGATGAAATCGAATACAAAGTGGGTGATAAACCATTTACAGATATATGTGATTACAAAGACAATTGTAATTTCGTATGTTCTCCTAACGTAGAAATTGGAGATGATGAAATAAGTAAAAGTACATATAGTATCGATTATTTAAAGACTAACTATTCAATAATTATAAAAAGAATTCGACAACTTTTTCGCGAACAATTTTTCTACAATCGAGAACAATTGATAAATTCTATCAATATTCTAAGAAAATACCCAGATGAACAAATTGATTATGTTTTGTCAAGATTTGTAAATAATGATAATGAAACATTAGTAGATAAATATGGCAGAATTGGTTATTTGATAAATAATGATAATAATTATATTTTTCAACCTATAGAAATTACAGATGAACGAAGTAGTTTGTTTGATCGTTCAGTTCCTATTGATAAAAAAAATGTATTTTTGAAAATGGAAATAGACAAAAACAAAAAAACTAATCAGCCATTAGAAAAAATAGGTGAAAAAATAAATCAAAACGAGGATTTAGGTACTAAATATGAAAAAATTATCAATCGTTTGGAAGAACAATTTGAAATTATCAAAGTTGAAAAACAGAATGCTTTAAACAAAGAAAAATTAATAGAGGATGAAAATGATTGGTATGTTCATTGTGGTAGGGTATATTCTATATTGACAAATGAGAACATCCATTATGTTCCACCAGAACAAGTAAATAAGTATATTATTTATCATTTTTTGGATACTTTACCAAGTGAATATCGAATTGTTCTCATCAATTATTTATACAATAGTGAAGAAGTTGAAATTTTGAAACCATTAAACGATAATGAAAAAATAATCAATCAATATTTTGATGAAAAAACAGTAGAAAGAGATGGAAAAAAGGGGGTTTTCCTTGAAGTAAATAAAAAATTAGCTCTGCTCGTTCAAAATAAAGAGACAAAAGAATGGATCAATGCTAAACCAAGTGAAATTATGTTTTTTCAATCGACAATACAAAAGAAATTTGAAATCGCTAGAACAAATATCAATAATTTTGTAGGATTTATGCATAATTTCAAAAACGAAGGCGCAGTATTCAAAACAAAAGATTTATCAGAAAAACGTAATAATATAGGATTGAAATGTAGCGGAAGCACAAAAAATGATACTATTAAACGATTGAATCGGGTTCTCGAAAGTGGGCCATTTTTTGAAGACGGGGGTGAAAGAAATATTTATAATGACAATACCTCAATGGAAATAAAAAAAACAGGATTTTGTGTTATGTTAGAAATAATTATGAGATATTACAATGAAATCGAAATGGAAAAGAATCCTTTGGTTAAGAAAACTTGGTTTTTTGATGTAGAGAAAACTATTTATAATAATTTGGTGAATTTATAGTCATATTTATAGTTCGCTTTTTATTTGATAATTTTTTGTTTTTGTAATTCACGTGTATAATCGATAAATTCATCCCATTCAATTAACCCATATTTTATTATATATTTTTTATATAATTCTTCAATTGTTCCGTCGCCTAATAAATAAATATTTCTAGGGATTTCACAATCTGGATTATGTTTTTTCAACCACCATTGTTGAGAACTACCACTAATAGTTTCTGATACTAATTCACCATTATTAATTTTTTCTATAATGATAAATCTTTCGTTAGGAGTAACCATGGTAAATGTTTTTTGAAAATCTTGTTTGAACATTTTGTATCAATAAAAATTTATGAATTATTTTTATTGATACAATTGTTTTATTATTCAATTTTTTACTAATTATTCATTTTTTTCTTTGCACGTTCATATGCATCATTTGTTAAATGAAATGGTATAAGTGCGATTTCAAATATAAAATGTGTAGATAACAACATACAATCTTTTACATACACCCAAGCAGAATCTTTCATATTATCTATTATTTTATTGATTTGTACATACAAATATAAATCAATATTTTGCTTCAATTTTGTATAATTATGAAATTTTCAAAAAATTGAAAATCAATATAAATATAAATACATATTTATATATATCTAAAATGCAATACGAAAAAGGTCAAACTGAAAGAAGAGAACAATCCAAAATATATGGTGTTTATGAAAATTCTATGTTGGCTATGAAAATTTCACTATCTATACGTGAAGTTGGAAAAAATATAAAACAAAATTTAGAAAGAATGATATCGAAAAAAATAGAAGGAAAATGTATTCCAGAAGGATTTATACGACCAGGTTCTGTGAAAATAATGAATTATTCTAGTGGAACTGTCAATAATGAAAAAATAGAATTTCAAGTATTATTCGAATGTATGGTATGTCATCCAGTAGAAGGTATGTTAGTAGAATGTGATACAAAAACAATTACTAAGGCTGGTATTCATGCTGAGGTTATTGATAATACTGGTGCGGTTCCAATTACCGTATTTATTGCAAGAGATCACCATTTTACAGAGAAATCATTCAGTGAAATAAAAGAAAATATGAAAATAAAAGTTCGTATTGCAGGTGTTCGATTTGAATTGAATGATCCATACATATGTGTCATTGCTAAATTAATAGAAACAAAGGAGTTAATGGGTGGTGATAGTGAATTTGAAAATAATGAATAATTCATTCATAAAGATAAATAAAAACAATATAAATGATTTTTTTATTTATATATATTTATAATGCCAACAACTATTGATAAAATCAATGATCTTGAAAAAATTAAAAAAACAATTGAATCATTGAATAAATATCATCAAATAGAAATATTACAAATATTGACAAAAAATTTATGCAAAATTAATGAAAACAAAAGTGGGTGTTATGTAAATTTATCATTTTTATCAGATGAAATAATTGACAAAATGAAAAAATATGTTGAATATGTGAAAGACCAAGAAGAATCACTGAATACTATCGAATACCAAAAAGACGAATTCAAAAATGCATTCTTTATTGAAAAAGAAGATAAAGACAATCCGACGGTATTATATAGCTCGATAAATAAAGTAGATGTCTAATAGTTATTCAACAATAAATAAAATGTTTTTTTTGCCGAAAGATTCAGATAGTGATATTATTGAGATTTTGAATGAATACATGTTTGTTAAGAGACATATTTTATCAGATGCTTCAGAACCATCACTGCCAATACAATCAATAAAAGAAACCATTCTAGAATTGCCAATAATAAATCAGCCTATTTTGGAAACAAAATTACCTCCCATAATTGAATTTTTTTCACCGACACATCAAGATAGTTTGTTTTGGTGTATTTATATCGCTATTCATGGATTTAATGATTATCAACAAGTATCTCGTAATTATGGTGTAAAAGAATTAGAAATAAAACAAAAAATTGGTAATTGGATTCAATCAAACCAAAACAAAATGAAACATACAAACATAAAAATTACAAAAGCTTCGGTACAGGAAATATTATCAGAACTTCTTACCTCTGTGCGGGAAACTAGTTTTTTAAGTATGATTGGTATGATTGTTTTTTTCAATATCAATATATTGATAGTAGATACAACTGGTAAAAAAATGATTGAATTTTTGTCTGAAGTTGGTAATCAATGGCCTACTTATGTTTTACATAAAGATAATTTTGGTAAATATAAATTACAAGCAGAACCTGTATCAAAACCAGAAATAGAAAAAATGAAAGCAACTATTTATTGTTTAGAAAGTTATTTAAAGCCACTAAAGCCAATATCTAGCTATCATGTAGAAGATTTGTATAATATTGCAAAAAAAATTGGCATCTACAATGAGAATAAGAAATACAAAAAAACGGATTTGTATCAAGAACTCAATGAGAATCTCAATTGGAAATGAGATTTACAATACTTTTGAAAAATTGAATAAAGAAATAATATGTTATTTTATTATATAAGAAAACATATTAATAGGATGGAAAAACTAGATAAACATGAAAAAATTATACCTAAATCACCAGAAACACCACCTATTGAACCTGTACCAAAAACCATAAAACAAAAAAAAGACGAATTTGAAACTATAGTAAAACATTATTTAGAAAGTAATCCGCATATTAGTTCTAGTCGTAATTCAAATGAGCTAGAAATTCGTTTTGGTACAAATACAAAATTATCCCGTCCTATTTCAAAAATTGATTATGATAATGTAGTAAAACAATTATATTCATATGGATTCAAACCAGAAGTTGAATCTGGAATACAATTATTGAGAATTTCATGTGAATATACTGATATTCGTACTGGCAAAGTAAAATTGTCGAATATTCGTGCAGAATTAGAAGGGTCTGATATTATTCAAGAATATTGTCGTACAAATAGTATTCAGCGAATTATTGATATGCCATCTACTGGTATTAATAAATTGAAATTCACACAAAAAACTACAGCACTTGATAAATCTGGTACTTTTATACAAAAATTAGATATGGATGATTTTAATTTCCGTGTTTCTTTTCAAACAGAACAAGATTATAATATCAATTCCAATGTTTCTAGAAATATTATCTCTAGATGGGAAGATTCTAAGAAAATGTTTCGTAGCATGAATCGGGTTCGTTTCTATCATCCAGATTATCCTATCTTTGCTGACCTAAGTATTGTAAAAATGTCGAAAAAAACAAATAGAATTGTCATGCCTCAATATACGATCCAAGAAGCGGGTGTTTTCAATAATTCTGAAAATTATGAAATTGAATTGGAAGTCGATAATTCTAAAGTTGGGACAGGTAGTCAATATGATACAATGAATAAATTGATGGATGCTCTTCGTAAATCCATCAGAATCGTATTAGGTGGTTTGCAAGGAACAAAATATCCAATTTCATATGTTGAACGGGATACTATTTTACAATCCTATATGCGTTTGATTCATGGTGAAAAATACGAAAGACCAAGACGTGTATTTCCTAGTGATTTTATAGGACCATCTTCTAATACATTACAAATTGAAAATATACAACCAGCAAAAGAGGGTGCAAATATAAATACTGTTTTGAAAAATTATACAGTTACTGATAAAGCTGATGGTGAAAGAAAACTATTATACATTTCAGAAGATGGTAAAATATATATGATTGATACAAATATGAATGTTATATTTACAGGCGTTAAAACAAATGAAAAAACGATTTTTAATAGTTTATTGGATGGTGAGCATATAAAATATGATAAAAATAATAATTTCATTAATTTATATGCAGCATTTGATGTTTATTTTATTAATAAAAAATCAGTACGTGAATTAGCATTTATACAAAATTCAGTAAATGAAGAATCTGAACCGGCCAACAAATTTCGGTTGAATCTTTTGAATAATTTGGTATTACTATTGAAACCCATATCTATTATGGAATCTATCAAAAAAGAAAAAAGTGAGGTTTCAGATGCTACAATGAAACAATCAATGGATTTTTCAATAGTTTGTAAAACATTCTATCATGATGATGAAAAATTCACTATTTTCGATTGTTGTTCCATAATATTGACCAAAATAAAAGATGGTCTTTTTGAATATAATACAGATGGACTCATTTTTACTCCATCAGATTTAGCAGTTGGTGCAAATGTAGCTGGCGCGCTTCCCAGTTCGCTAAGCAAATCAACTTGGGATAAATCGTTTAAATGGAAACCACCAGAATTCAATACAATTGATTTCCTTGTATCTATCAAAAAAGACAAAACCGGCAAAGATGAGGTTCATTATGTATTCGAAGAAGGAACAAATCTACAAGGGACACAAAACGTTATGCAATACAAAACACTTATATTGCGATGTGGTTTCGATGAACGTAAGCATGGGTTTATCAATCCTTTTCAAGATATTATAGATGATAAATTACCCAGTCCAAATGATATCGATAACGAAGATACATATAAACCAGTTCCGTTTCAACCTACGGAACCATATGATCCAAACGCATGTTATTGTGATATCAATCTAAAACAAGACGGTTCAAAATTATTTATGACTACTGAAGATGGTGAATATTTCGAAGAAGACATGATCGTAGAATTCAAATATATTATGGAAAATGAAAAAACTAGGCGTTGGGTACCAATACGTGTTCGTTATGATAAAACAAGTGAATTAAGAGCTGGTTTGAAAAATTATGGTAATGCATATCATGTTGCTAATAGTAATTGGTATTCTATTCATCATCCTATTGATGATAATATGATTTCGACTGGTCAAAATATACCAGATTTTGTGATCAACGACGATATATATTATAATCGTAATTCAAAAACTGACGAATCAAATACGATTGGATTACGAAATTTTCATAATTTGTATGTAAAAAATAAACTCATTACAGGGGTTTCTAATCGTGGTGATACTCTTATAGATTATGCTGTTGGTAAAGCAGGTGATCTATCAAAATGGATCTATTCTAAACTTTCGTTTGTTTTTGGAGTGGATATATCTAAAGATAATATTGAAAATCATCTAGACGGTGCATGCGCGCGTTATTTGAAAGAACGTAGAAAATATGGTGACTCTATGCCTAGAGCTATATTTCTCAATGGTAATAGTGCTTTGAATATACGTAATGGTAATTCCCTGTATTCCGAAAAAGAACAAAAAATAGCTAACGCTATATTTGGCAAAGGTCCAAAAGATGTTTCTTTATTAGGGAAAGGTGTTTATCGTTCTTTTGGTATAGGCGCGAATGGTTTTAATATAAGTTCTTGTCAATTTGCAATGCATTACTTCTTTGAAAATAAGACGAGTTTGCATAGGTTCTTAGCTAATATAGCTGAATGTACAAAAATAAATGGATATTTTATTGGTACTTGTTATGATGGTAAAGAAGTTTTCGAAAAACTACGTAATTTGAAAAAGAATGAGAATTGGACAATTTTCAAAAATGATAGTAAAATATTTGAAATGACAAAAATGTATGATGAAACAGGTTTCCCTGATACTGATATGTCATTAGGATATGCTATTAATGTTTATCAAGAAAGCATTAATATGGCATTTCGTGAATATTTAGTGAATTTCGAATATTTTATACAAATTATGGAAGACTATGGCTTTGTATTATTAAACAATGAAGAATTAAAAAATATAGGCCTACCACATTCAACTGGTCTTTTTAGAGAGTTATTTACAAACATGGAAAATGAAATTAGACAAAACAAACAAAATAATACTAACTATAAAAAGGCAATTGAAATGTCAAAGGAAGAAAAACAAATATCGTTTTTAAATCGTTATTTTATTTTCCGTAAAGTACGTGAAGTAGATACAAAAAAAATGGCACAAGTAATTTTGAAACAAGATGAATTTTTAGAACGCAATGGTGAGGAGGCCATAAAAGATATCGAAGAAAATTTGATAAAACCAGATACTGTTAAAATTGAAAAATCTTTGAAACCAAAATTAGTAATAAAAAAACCAGCAAATCAAAATAAACCAGCCAATATAGCGATCCAAACAAATGAATTAGTTGAAATTGAGAAGATAGTGCCTACTAGTGAAAAACCATTAAAATTAAAAATACGTAATCCAGAAAGTAAAAAATAAACGATAGTAGAATAAACAAAAACAATATAAACGTATTTTTTTATATTTTATTAACTTAAACAAAATATAAAATTTGAAATGACATATTATTTATTACCAAAATCTTCACCATCTATTTATAAATACATATTTTGCACAGAAAAAGAAGCATCACCTATACCAGTTATATCTAATTCATTATCTGAATATTTATACGAAACAAAAAAAAAATTAGATGAGAGAGAAAAAGATTGGGACATATTTAAAAAATATACAAATCCTTATGAGTATATTCATACACCAATTCCTTATAAAAAAAAATGTATATCAAAATACAAACCTCTTTCTAGATCCTATTTCAAAATGGTTGAAATGGTAAATACATTCAATTTACATTTTGATTCAAAACCGATTAAATCATTTCATTTAGCAGAAGGACCTGGAGGGTTCATAGAGGCTATGGTTGCATTGCGTAAATGCCCTTATGATATTTATGTAGGAATGACAATTAACGATGATAATAATCAAGACCCTAATATTCCTGGATGGAAAAAAACTGATGCTTTTCTGAGGCAAAATAAAAATGTTTATATTGAAACTGGTTCAGATAATACTGGGAATATTTTGTCTTTAGAAAATTTCGTTTATTGTAAAGAGACATACGCTTCATCTATGGATTTAATAACAGGAGATGGAGGTTTTGACTTTTCAATGGATTTCAATAATCAAGAAATACATATTGCAAAATTATTATTTGGACAAATAGCATATGCGGTAATTATGCAAAAGAAAGGTGGTTCGTTTATTTTAAAAATATTCGATTGTTTTATGCAACATACTATCGATTTATTATATATTTTATCATCATTCTATGAAAAAGTATATATTATGAAACCAAATACGAGTCGTTATGCTAATTCTGAAAGATATATAGTATGTAAAGATTTTGTATTTTCATCAATTGAGAAATTTTACCCATTTATTTTTAAAGCATTTGAAAAGATGTTATCATTAGAAAATGATGTATATATACATAGGTTTTTGAATATTCCATTATCTTATTGTTTTATAATAAAACTTGAAGAGTATAATGCTATCATTGGCCAACAACAAATCGAAAATATACATTATACTATTTCATTGATTGAAAATAAACATAAACAAGAAAAAATAGATTGTTTGATAAAAACAAATATACAAAAATGCATACAATGGTGTATCAAATATAATATTCCTTATCAAGCAATCATCAATAATAATAATATATTCATCAATCAATCGTTTTTTAATACGAATGATAATAATGAATTTATTGAATCAGCTGATCTAAATACATAATACTTTTATCCTCTTATTGATGTTTGTGTGCATGTTCGCATTTCGCCTGTTTTAGTAAATTTAGGATAAGACTGTAATGGATAACCCTTTTTGTCTTTCAGTGTGTAATTATTTGAATAGATATTTTCTGAAACACCATAAGCCAATGCATCTCCAGTAGCATTGCCATAACTAGCATTCATCGTAGCAGCTGATGTTTGTATTGTATTATATTTGTTACGTAAAGTGACTTCAGCTGATGTGACTCCACCTTGACTAGCAAATTGAGGGTTACTAGGTTTGTAATATATTTGCACAAATGCTGGATTCAATAATGGAGATGATGTAGAATAAAATGTTTGTCTAGTTGTAGAAGGGCTGTTTGGATATGTTCCCGCATCAAAACCGATAGCGGTTTGAAATAATCCATCTGGTAATATTGTAAAACTAGGAGTAGCTGTTGATATAGGAATTGACCATGTAGTTACTCCAAAAGGGATAGAATATTGACTTGATGGATAAATAGTTGTGTCGGCAGGATATACTTGCAATTCAATAACATTTTGAATATCATTATATGCTATCGATAATAAAAATATTGATATATTTGAAATTGATGAAATGATATAATGATTGTTAGTAGCCATCGTTTTTTGTAAAATAGAATTTACATCTCCAACTCTATATGAACCTGCTGGTATAATTACAGTATATGTATTATTATCTAGCCATTTGTATTCAAAACTGATTAATTTATTTGTTGAATACATCTTACAATGATTTGTTCCATTTGATGAATATACATTTGCCGATGATAAACTATCACCGGGTTTAGCATTAGAATTGCCCTGTCTGATAAAATTATATTGATTTTTCTCAAAAGCTATATTACGACTAATAAGATATTGTTTTGTATTAGTATAATAAGTATCATTGTTTTTTGAAATATCAAATTGACGTTTTATCATTCCGCTACTACGTACTCTACGTAATGCATTCGAACTTTCAGAAAGAAAAGGCAAGCAAGTTCCAGGGCGCTGACAAGTATTTTTTGGAAAAATATCATCAATAGTATTGACTAAACCATTCTGTTGAGTAGCATTTGAATTAATAATAGATCCACCGGGTTGATCAATTACATCAATGCTCGACGAAACTCTATCAATACATTTTGGAATATTTATATTAACAGCTATTTCGCGGCGATATATTTTTATAGGTCTAGCCATCATAATATTACGGGAACTAATTTTTAGTTCAGGATTTACTTTTCCATTTGCAACAAAAGATGAAGTTATTTGTTGTAATGTTTGGCCCTTCCATGATACTAAGGAATATGGAAAAGTGCCCAAATATGGATTTGGTTTCATTAATTCATACATTTTTTATAAAATAATTATATATATACATTCGAAATTATTATATATAAAAAACCATAATAAAAATAAAAGTATTGAATTATATAGTTATACTAAAAAATGATTATTACATTAAATTTATATAAATTTTCATTAACAAATATTTATTTTTTGGATACTAAAAAAAATATTATTATGGATGGTAATTTTTCAAAATTAATTTTTTCAAATGAATGGTTTGTTATGAATGGTATATACATATTATTTCCTATAGAACATAATGGATCTGAAAGAATAATGAATAAGACTCAAATTCGATTCAATCCTTTTCATCAATATAATCAAATATTAATAAATGAATTTTCCAAATTAGAAAGGAATATTTTGGAATATTATAAACAAATTCGGTCATGTAATTGTAAAATAGTTCCATTATTGAATAAACAAATGATGATTGGTTTTATGAAAACTAACAAAGAATACAAAAACCAATTTTTAATTAATGAAAATGATAAAAATACAAAATATGTTTTGAAAATTTCTGGAATATGGGAGACACAAGATGAAATTGGATTAACATATAAGTTATTTGATGTTAATGATAATTATTAATAGATTTTTGCGTTCTCAATTGATAAAAAATTGAATGGTTTTTATCAATATATTTTTATATTATCAATAAAACACGTGTGATTAAAATGGCAAATCGATCTAACAACAGATGCAATAATGAAAACAAAATATGTAAATTTTGTAAAGATTCAGGCAAAAATGAAAATATTTATACATCTCATAACGTAAAAGATAAAAATGGTGTTATTTGCTGTCCTATTCTTATGACTACTTTGTGTAATAATTGTAAAAATTTTGGACATACTATAAAATTTTGTAAAGTTGTAAAAAAATCTGACAAATTGAATGTAAATGATAAAAAAATTAGTTTTCGTGTTGAAATTAAAAAAAAACCTACTTCGAATGTAGTAAAGTATCCGAATAATCGTTTTGCTGTATTTGAAGAAATCGAAGAAGAAGCCCCGGAAGAAGCCCAAGAAGAAGTTCATGAACTCGGCAATGTTCTTGAAATAGAACACAAAATGGTTGGCTTGCAATATCCATTAAGAAGAAGGCTCGAAGATTGGACTGAGTTTTGTTCAGATTCAGACGATGAATAAAATTATATAAATTATTAGATAGAATTGAATTTTTCATAATTGTAAATTGTAAATATTTTTTTATCTATGAACCATTCCCATTGTTCCACGTCGTCTTCTGAAAGTCGGTTGAAATGGTAATAATCCATTTCTTAAATCATGTACTGTATTTTTTTTAGGATCTGGTATGATTTCTGTTGTGAATTTTGTAATATTTATTAATCCTGATTCTTCATCAATAGTATATTCCAAATTATTTATAG